ACCCAACTTCACGCAGAAACTGTTTTCCGGTTAGTTTCGTTCAGCTGGTCCGGCTTCCATATCGACCCTCGTCTCCTCCGCCTAGGTGAGGTCCCGCTGCCTGGTTATAGGCCGCATGCACCACCCGCAATCGCAGGTGTTGTTTGTGCATATCATTGCGCAGGAGAGATCCCCTATGACTCGGGTAGTTCGGTGTTTTGGAACTTAGCCGCACTCCTCGCTCGGAGCACGGAACCGGGGCGTATACCGTCCCCTCCGGTCGCCAACCACAACAACCATGGCACACTAATAAAAGCCCGCTGATCAACACCATTAAAGCCCGTAAGGGCCCGACGGCATCAATGACGGAGGAACAGGAACGATGAACCTCAACGGTACGTAGTTCTTGCACTCAACATGAGGGACCATCCTTGGATGATCAGGGCCCCACTTCGAGTATTTCGCAAAGCCATTCTGACCAAAAACTCCTTCGAACCAGTCTAAAACTGGTTTGGACCAGGAATATTGCCAGCGAACGACTCTAACGAATTTCTTTGCACTACGTTTCGGTGAGATGAGAGGGGGGAGGGGGGGACGTCCTCGGCGTCGTAGAGTCTTCACGAGTGGACCTGGGGTAACGTCAAAAGAATTCTTGGGGTCCCATACAGGATGGGCCAAAAATTCTAAAGCGACTCCAGACCATTGAAGCACTCTTTCCCGCTCTGACTCTGTGTGCGCCTGGTCGACGATGGAGAAAAGATCCTCCCTGGGAGGATCAGCCACCACGACTTCGCAGGACCGAGAAACCCCGGTAATGATGGGCGGAACGGGATCAGATCCCCTCCACCTTCGAAACCAGGTCTTTTTCATTAGCCCGGTAAAGACATATCGAGGTATGTTAGCCACGCAAAAGTCCCTGAGGACGATTTCGTGTCTAGCAAGGACCGAGATAGCATACTGGCGTACACTATGCTTCATTCCTTTCACACCCTTCCACACCTCACCGAGAAGGTCCACACAGTCATTACGGAAAGGACGGAGAAAAGAGAGGCAATGCCTTGGAACGAGGCGACAAGAGGGCACATGGAAAGGCTGACTGTTCAGGTCGAGCCACGTGTCAGAAAAGCCAGTCTTCTGGCGATTGACTACAAGTCCAAAGGTAGAAGTGACTTCTTCCCAAAGAGAGAAGAAATTACGGTTACCATTGAACATGCAGTCATCGCCGTTGAAACGGCCCACCCTCCTAACGCCAGAACCAAAGCTTATGTCGCAGCAGATGTCGTAAGAGACCTTGTTGATAAGGCAAAGGATAGGGAAACTCATGAGATTCCCCATCATCTGCTTCCTAGTCAACTTGTAGAGTGTCTTGCGGCTTTTAGACCACAAATGAAGGTCCCCCACTGCTGCCAACATTATGCCCCTCTCTTCCTCAGTAAGATCAGGACTCTCAGCCAACACACTCGTAATAGCCTCAGTTACCCAAGGCAAAACGTTGTCAGTGGCAGCCGTATAGTCACCGGAGATAAAAGATTCTCCGGGTTTACGGTCGTCGACAATTGACTGAAAGTCCTTTTTCTCAACGTCCCCTCTTACACACCAACCAAAACTGGTCAAATGATCGTAAAGCGCTTCGTGAACAGGGGCTAAAACCCTCTTGACACGCGCGCTTTGCATCGTGACTACCCTTAGTTTACCTTTCGTCTTGGCTACGCCTAATCTTAGCTCAGAAATATCGCCGTAGCGATCGTCTCTGACAGATATGGTACCGCCGCGATAAGAGGTCTCCTCAAGACAGCCGTTCTGGTCAGTGTATCCCCC